CATCTACTGCATCAACGCCTGAACCTGTTTCGGAGATAGCAACAGCAAACGTGCTGCCCCCTTGAGAGGCAAACGGCGCTTGTGCAAACGTTACATCCCCGAACATACCTTATTAGGTCGCGGTCAGAGAGAATGTGTAAGTAACATTCAATGTATCGCCAGACGCTACAGACTTATCGCCACCAGTAAAATCACCGGCAGAGAACAAAACGCCTGAAGTGCCAGTGGCAACGTTGCACAAAAATGCGCCAGCAATCGTAGCTGTTCCGCTCATGGCAAAGGATGAAGGTGACGCAGAGTTGGTAATTACTGAAGGGTTTGCGGTTGTGGCCGCGCCAAACGTCACAGCCTTGCGGTTGCCTGTGTAGTCGGTGTTCTCAGTCCAACCACCAGAACCTGTAGCACCGTGAGAAGCCAAAGTGTCGCCAGCGGAGAAAGTTGTGCCTGAACCGGGGCCGGTAACCAAACCTAAGTACCAAGTTGTAGATTGGGCACTACCAGCAAGATATGCGCCGTTCATGTTAGCCAAGCCACCGTTCATCACGAGGTTGTGGAATGAATCTGCCCACTTAACTTGCCCATCTGGGCCTACACACTCAACCGTGTAAACACCACCAGCGCCAACGGTTTCACCGAGGCCGGGACGGGTAACTAATGAAGCTGACACTTGGTCTTTTGCTGAACTGAATTCCATGATAGATCCTTAAGAAATGCGCACGATGGCGCTGTTGGCATCGGGAGTTGGGAAGATGATTTGAAACGTGTCGTTGTTTACAGTCTTGTCTGAACCGAAGTCCAAAACTGCCACTGATTTATTGCCTTGTGTGACGTTATAAATCAGGGCTGCGCGGGCAGTAAACGTAGCACTTGTCCAACTTGTATTGTTGAATGAGATGTAAGCAGTGGGAACATTGGCTGTATTATTTGCAGCCGTTGGCGACGTAGAAATAACTAATGTATTTCCACCCGCTGTGTAGCCCGTGCCTACAACCTCATTGGTGGTGCTGTAAACGGTTGTGGTTGCATTAATATCTGCCGCCGCCGTGTACAAAGCAACCTTAAATGTGTTGGCTGACGTTGGGCCAAAATTATGAACCGCCTGAAGCAGTTCAACCTTAAAGCTTGTGGTGGCCGTTTGAAGAATACTCATGATACTGAAACCCTTGTTTGACCGTCGCGATAAGCATCACCACGTTGCTTGCCATCTGCAAGATTTTTATACAAAGCAATGGCTTGAACGTAGCGTTCATTGGCAATCGTAATCATATCGCCTTCGCCCTTCATGTAGACCAAAGCTTCACAAATAGTTCCATACAACAACACAGAATCAAAGTTATCGCCAAGCCATGTGGTTTGAGCCGTAACAATAGATTCAGGGTAGTAGTAGTAATGCAACTCTGCCATGTAAGACGCATTAGGCGTAGGGCCAACGATGAACGTCAATTCATTGATGTCGTTAGACTGCGGGCCAAACAAAGCATAGTGCTTTGGTTTTCCTTGCGTTGCCGGGTTTGGATATGCTTCGCGCATGAAGTTCACATCTTTGTTCAACAAAAACAAGAAGTCGCCTGAACCGGAAGCTGGGTATATGGCTAAGCTATACACCGATAAGAAGTCTTGCGGGCATCCAAGATACTTGTTACCCGTGCTCAACGAGCCTGTCACGTTCTTCCGCAAATTAGCGGGCTGCGCAGTGTTATAGATGCGCTGCTCCGCCTGACGGATGAACACATCCATGTTGTCAGTGGGGAAAGAGTTCTCGCAGTAATCGTTTACTTGCGTGACAAGCTGCGTGTAGTTCATGCCATCGGGCCTCTTGACATGAAGCCTTTGGTAGCCGCACCTGCGCCACGCATTTTGATACCAGTTGTCTTAGCTGCTGGTTGTGCACGGCGATAAACATTGCCTACAGCCATGTTGACCGTTCCAGCATCACTGTGATCGGGGCCAGAGCCGGGATTGTCAGAAGCTTTAACTTCCTTGCCAGTCATGGTGTGTGGCTTGGCATATACCTTTGCATCGCCAACTTCTTTGCCCATCATTTTTTTGCTGTATGTAGCCATGATTAGCCTCGTTTCTGTGCGGCAATTTTTGCCAAGTTACGACCCATAGTCTTCATGTTAGAGTTGGTTTTACCCTTACCCTTACCTTTTCCACCCATCATTTCTTTTTGAGAAGGGCCGCTGGTAGGGAAAACTTGAACATCAGTTTTACCTTTTTTTGCAATGCCATCTGCTGATCGTGTGTATGCCATTTTAAGCTCCTATTTGTATCGTTACTGTACCAATTTGTACGGCCAATGCCAAGTAATTTGGCGTTAATAAATTATCATTTAACCGAGACCCGCCCACGGGATTCCAGCCCCACTGAATATCACGAGAACCACCTGAGTTGTACCCATTAACGTTTACACCCGAAGTTACATACGTTGTGTCCTTACGGGGGTTACGCAAAGCCTGTGGATCATCAACGGGGAATGTTCCTAACATCAATTGAGGCTGATCCGGATCCCAGCACTCCGGACAAACTAGTAGTTGATACTTACGCTGCTTAATGATTTCTGTCTTAAGCTTTTTAAGTTTAAACTGCTGCCCACAGCGATCACACATGGCAATCGCTATTTTGCCGGATGCAAACCTATTTCCCATTACGTACCACCAATAAACATCTGGCGGGGTACAAATCTCACAGCAGCCTTTTCTCGGTCTTCACCGGCTGCAATCTCAAATGTTTCATCATAAATTTGCTTGAGCATCTGAATGCGAGGCATTAACTCAGGCACTTTAATGGCAATATGGTACGCCAAACCTGCGGTCAAAGCAGGTAAGAAACGGAAGTTCATGTCTGCCGTCTCAGCACCTGCTCCGGCATCCTGTACGCGGCGCAGTCTCCAATAAACAAATTGATACGGTGTAGAGTTGTCCGGAGTCGGCCATACGGTTACTGCGGGCAGTTGAGGGACATATACGGCAGTGCTAACAATATGCGTAGTCGCAGTGGTATTGTTCTGCCCACGGAATACACCACCAAGCACATTCCCTGTGATGTAGGTGTAGTAGATGTCTTCTGCGTCTAAACGGATAAAACCTGACCCGGCCAACCCAACCACGGTATCAAGTGTAATTGTTGTGGCTGTGGCAGAAACAGCCACGGAAACAAGAGAGTCAGTCGGGTTAACTTCCCCCGAAAGGCGCTGAATCCACACCTGAATAGGTCGGGCTTGTTGAAGCTTGTTTGGAATGGTCGCGTACGTAGAAACACTAATGCGAGTGATTGTTAAATCAGCTTGAGTGGAGGCGGTGTTCTGCCCTGTGCGAATGACCTGCTCAAGCAGATCAATGGTGTCTGTGGGCAGGGCATACGTGGAAAGACCCGGAGTCAGGTTAATAAAACCCTGCTCCATCGTCCACATGTTGATGCCTTTGTTCTGCCACTCTATAGTCATAAGGTTCATTGACCTGCGTGCTGTACGCAAGTCATAACCTGAACGCATTTCCCGGCCAGCCCTCTCCCACGCTTCCTCGGCAATTTCCGTGAAGTCCATATTAAAGAGAGTTGAGCCGGTAGTGGTCATGTTTTAGCAGTCTTTGCAGATTGAACAAAAGCGTTGGCAGTAGGAGCACCTTTCTGTCCGGGCTTACGCATCTTTTCTTTGGAGCCAGCGGCTATCCGCTTGCGTTTGGCGTTAATGTTGGCATAAAGGCCAACAGGGCCGCCTTCAGCGTACTGCGTGAAGTCAGTATTATCCCGTCGGGCTTTACGCTTGCCGCTTGGCATTTTGCTAGGGGAAATAGCTCCCATTCCACGGCTTGCCATCATTTCAGCACTTTCCGCCGTAGTTCATTTTGACCATAGTGCCTTTGGTCTTGCCTTTAGTGGCACAACCATCTGCACGACGGGAAGCTGAACCCACAGAGCCACCACTCTTCATGCCTATAGCAGAACGAATGCGATCACTAACAGAACGTGTATCGGTTGGGCCGCTACCTGCACGGGCACGTTCACGACTCATCTTTGCGCGTTCTGCCAAAGACATCTTGGTCTCGTCAGTCTTAGCAGCAGCTTTACGAGCTTCTGATTTAGGAGCGGCTTTAGGGGCAGCTTTAGGGGCAGCTTTACGCATAGGTTTATCTTTAGGAATATCCATATTCCGAGCGCCAGTGCCAACTGATTGAGCAATATCCATTGCCTCGTCAGAAGCATTTGCCGCTTCTAATACATCGCCGCCTTCATCGTAATATTTGCGTTTCATGTTAACTCCTTAGCAGGCTCTGCCGCCTTTTTTCATTGCAATCATTGTGCCTTTGGTTTTACCCTTAGACGCAACACCATCTGGCGTTTTACCAGTTTTAACAGCACCCATCTTGGATGGGGCCATGCCGCCTTTAGCAAGCTTGGTCATAGCTGCGCCTTTGTGCAAGCGGCCTTCGTGCTTATTCACGGCCTTTTGCATCATCTTCTTGTCCATCTTTACATCTTCATGCTTCATATCGCCACCTTGTGAAAATTTACGGCCTTTATCGGCCTGATTAAAATCTTTGCCCACAGATTGTGGAACGCCTGCTTTCTTGGCAAACGCAGGATTGTGCGCTACTGCCGCCATGAAATTCCGTTGTTTTGCGCTTGTGCTTGGCATTACATATACCTTCCACGAGTTTTGCCTCGTTGAGCTATGCCATCGCCTCTGCGAGACGCAGAACCTGCTTTAGATTTTGCCGCAGATTTCACCTTGCCGCCACGTTTAAATGCATCAAGATCGCTATCTGCGTAGGTCTCAAGTTCTTTCTTGGGATCTGATGATGAAAAACTGCGATCTTCTTCTGGGATTTCATCTCGACCCATAAAGGAATCTTTAACGTAGTTTCGGGCTACGTCTTTTACAATCCCTTTGGCAAACCCAGCAGGGTTTGTTACAGCGCCAATAGTATCTCTTGGCAGCCCCAATGCTTCTTCAGCTTTTGATGCGGCAAAATCTTTAGCCTTGCTAACAGCGTAGGCTTTGGCGAGAGCGGGTATGAACGCGGCCATAATTAATCAACCTTTTTGGCGAATAAGTTGGTCAATCTTTTCTTCCAACCGGTTAAAACGTTGGTCAATGTGGTCGGTAATTCTTTCAACTTCTGCTTGAGTGACGTTATCACGGGCGACCTCCTCGCGTGTTTTGTTCAACAGGATGCTGATGCGGTTCAACTCCCTGAACTTTTCGTTCATCATGTAGCCAATTAAGCCAACAAGAATTGTGAGGACTGTTGACCATACGGTGCTTAGTTCTAGCATTTCCATCTCGCAAGAGCCGCAGCTTTCCGAGTAGGTTTGCCTTTTTCATCCTTCATGGGGCCGGGCACGCCGGACATACGCGCACAGAACGAGTCTTTACGCTTGCCACCTTGGGGTTGCGGAGCTTTAAGATTGCTACCTGTAGCTGCGTTGTATTTAGCACGGCCTTTGGCAGTCAAACCCGCTCCCTTGGAAGCAGGCAGCTTTTCACCACGACCGATTGCAAGGGAGGGGCCTTTTTTCTTAGCCATAGAACAGTGTAATTTTTGCCGTTGCGGGCAACGTTACATGAACATCTGTATAAAACAAGATTCCCTCTCCGGGAATTGTAAAAGACAGTGGATTTAGTGGCGTGGCTGAAATGTTAAATTGCAACCTTACAGTGCCGGAAGCACCACCATCCCGAAGAATAATATCCCCGGCTGTTCCGCCACCTAAAAATTGATACCCTTTAACACGGGTACGGTAACCCACAGCAGTTCCCGTTGCTTCCGTATGCACGGATTTTACGTCTGTTTGCATCATAATTAATCTCCTTTTAAAACGGGGCCGAGGCCCCTTAGATTAATTAAACTTGGTTAGCAGGTTGGTGCATTGTGCCGTCAGCGTTACGCACAACATAGTTCACAACGATAGTACCTGCGCCAGCGGTAGATGCACCTTGGGCAATGGTATATGTTACAAACTTGTCGGTTGCGCCAGTGTTGGCCCACAATGCAGCGCCTGCTTCAGTTGCAGCAGCAACAAACGCATATACGCCGGGGCTAGTTACGGTCAAAGCGCCGGTAATAGCAGTGCCACCCAATGACAGCGTAATTGTGGTAGCTGCATCAAATGTCGTGGTTGTAATGAAGTTGATGCCGGCAATCAAAGAGCCAGCAGGCAAAACAACTGCGTTGGATGCGTCAGCATCATTGAACAAAACGGCCTTAACTTGCGTAACATCAGTTGCGCCTGTATTGCGTGTGGTATCAGCAGTTGTGCCGGTGGTGTAGCGGTTTGTGCCAAGCAGCCAAGGGCCAAGGTGAGTAGCGATTCCCATGATATATCCTTACATACAAGTGAAGTGTATCAATCGGTATGTCGTCTGCCGGGACAGTTTGATACACCGGAAAGCCCGGATTAATATGTTTATACCACTACGTTTAAACCAATGCAACAAAAAAGGGGCCGAAGCCCCTTTCTTTTTTTGAACCTATTAGGCTCCGGGTGAACCGAAGATGCCCAAAGGATCAGATACGCCGAAGCTATAACGCTCACGTGCTTTGTAACGAACGTTACCTGTGTCAAAGTCACCGTCCATGCCGGTAGCCATAGGCGTACGGATGAAGTGCTTCAAACCGTTAGGCACGTCTGTCAACAGGAACCAAGCATTGGTGTCTGTCAAGTAGTTGTTAACGCAGTAGCCTTCAGGGATG